CTGGATGCTCTACGACCACTTTTAGAAAGTGGATTAGTTAACGAACAAACTCGTGATGCCATTAATGAAGCATGGCAAAGCAAGCTCCAAGAAGTTAAGTCTGAAGTAAGGACTGAAATTCGTGAAGAGTTTGCTGGTCGTTACGAGCATGATAAAGCTACAATGGTGAAAACTCTTGATAGAATGGTTTCAGAAACATTAAATAGCGAAATTAAACAAATCAAAGAAGAAAGAAATCAAGTAGCTAAACTTAAAATTAAAACAGTTAAAGAAATGAAAAATGCCGCCGCTAAATTTAATAAATTTGCGACACGAGCATTAGCAGAAGAACTGGCTGAATTTGCTCAAGAACGCAACTTAACCGAAGCACACAAAAACAAATTAGAAAAGTTTATTATGAGTTCTTTAGCAGAAGAAATTAATGAATTTGCTCAAGACAAGAAAAATCTTGTTGAAACCAAAGTCAAATTAGTTTCAGAAGCCAAGAAACATCTAAATGATTTGAAGAAAAAGTTCGTTGCTAGAAGTAGCAAAGCAGTAAGCGAAATCGTAGCGCAAACTTTGAATCATGAAATCAAACAACTTCACGAAGATATTAAAATTGCCCGTCAAAATAATTTCGGACGCAAGATTTTTGAAGCGTTCGCAACAGAATTTACTGGAACTTATCTTAACGAGAACGCAGAGGTTAAGAAACTGCGCAACGAAATTGAAACAGTTAACAATAAATTAAACGAAGCTAAAAAAGAAGTAAGTAACAAAACTAAATTAATTGAATCAAAAGAAAAAGAAGTAAAAGTTATCAAAAATAGGGCCGAAAGAGCAAAGATTTTATCCGAATTGTTCTCTCCCCTTGCAAAAAGCAAACAAGAAGTAATGAGTTCTTTGTTGGAAAATGTACAGACTAACCAATTAAGAACTGCATATGATAAGTATTTGCCTGCTGTTTTAAATAACGCAACTATTTCAGTCAAGAAAGATGAAAAAAATATGTTAAATGAATCAACAGGGAATAAAAAAGTAGTAGCTGTCGATACGGATTCCTTAGTCGAAATTAAACGTTTGGCAGGGTTAAAGTAACTTTAAAGGAGAATATAAATGTCAACACCATTATTGGAAAATCGTTGGGCTGATACAAAAGCTGCCCTACTCGAAGGACTTCAAGGAAATCGTAAGTCAGTTATGAACACAGTCCTAGAGAATACTCGTAAATACTTATCAGAAAGTGCAACCTCTGGAAGCACCGCTGCTGGTAATATTGCCACACTTAACCGCGTAATTCTACCTGTAATTCGTCGTGTTATGCCAACAGTTATTGCAAACGAACTTGTTGGTGTTCAACCAATGACAGGCCCAGTTGGACAGATTCAGATTTTGCGTGTTCGTTATGCTCAGACTGATAATGTTACTGCTCCTTATCCTTGGAATACTGGAACTACAGCCGGCGATGAAGCCCTAAGCCCATTCAAGATTGCAACTGCTTATTCAGGTAGCGCAACTACTGGAACAGCAGATTGGACTTCAAATCTTGAAGGTCAAGCTGGTAACAAAATTAACGTTCAAATTCTACGTCAGACAGTTGAAGCCAAGAGCCGCAAACTATCTGCTCGCTGGACATTTGAAGCTGCTCAAGATGCACAAGCAATGCACGGCATTGATGTAGAAGCTGAAATTATGGCTGCTCTTGCGCAAGAAATCACTGCTGAAATTGACCAAGAGATCCTTGGTTCTCTTCAAGCACTTTCTGGTACAGATCAAACATATGACCAGTCTTTAGTTTCTGGTACTGCAACTTGTAGGTGACGAACATGCTGCTCTAGCAGTTATGATTAATCGTGCTGCCAATTTAATTGCACAACGTACCCGTCGTGGCGCTGGTAACTGGGCAGTTGTAAGTCCAACAGCACTAACTGTTCTTCAATCTGCAACCACTTCTGCTTTCGCAAGAACCACAGAAGGAACATTTGAAGCACCAACAAATACAAAATTCGTTGGAACACTTAATGGTTCAATGAAGATTTATGTCAATGGTTATGCATCAGACTCTCAGCCAGTGCTTGTTGGTTATAAAGGCGCTTCTGAGTCAGATGCAGCAGCTTTCTATTGCCCATATATTCCATTGATGAGTTCTGGAGTTGTTCTTGATCCAGTTACTTTTGAACCAGTAACTTCCTTCCTAACTCGTTACGGTTACGTTGAACTTACAAATTCGGCAAGTTCACTTGGAAATGCTGCCGACTACCTTTCAAGTATTAATGTAGCTAATCTTTCGTTCTCATAATCCAAACATTAACAAACTAAAAATAAAAATGACTGCCC